CACGGACCAATATCAGTAGAAATTAAAAGTAAAAACGAACAAACAAATGGAAAGAAAAATAAAAACGCCAGAGGGACAAATAATGTACCTGTCGAAAACGAGAAAGTTAAAAGAGGGCGTAAACGACAAGAACGATCCTAATGCGTATAAAGAAGAATGGGTACTACACAATACAGATGGTCCTGCTTTAATTAAACCTGATGGAAAAAAAGAATACTATTTCTGGGGAATTTATCAAGGTAATACACCTGAAGTAATTAAAGAATTAAAACGCAATCACACTGGATTACCACCAGCAAAAAACCCATTGTTTAAAAATAGCTTTAAATAAGATGAAAATAGGATTATGTGGCACGGTTAGTGTCGGTAAAACAACATTAGTTAATGCTTTACAAGAATTACCACAATTTAAGGGCTATACTTTTGCTACTGAACGTAGTAAGTATTTAAGAGATTTAGGTATTCCATTAAATACTGATTCTACTTTAAAAGGTCAAACTGTATTTCTATCAGAACGTTGTGCTGAATTAATGAGTGAAAACTTAATAACTGATAGAACAGTTATTGATGTTATGGCGTTTACTCAATGTGCTGAATCTATACATCCAACTGATAAATTTTCATTTGAAGAGTATGCTCGTAATTTTATTAACGATTATGATTATATTTTTTATGTGTCTCCTGAAGGAGTAGAAATAGAAAATAACGGTGTACGTGAAACAAATGCTGAATATAGAGATAAAATTGATACTACTATTAGAGCAATAGTTGGTGCTTATCCACATAGAATTAAAAATCTTTTCATGATATCAGGCACAACAGAAGAACGTATAAAACAAATATTAGAAGTGATTCCTACTTAATATTTATATTAAATTAACATTTATATATAAAATATGAAAGTAAGTGAATTAAAAGAAAATATTCGCGGTATTATACGTAAAAAAATGAGTGAAGCAGTAATAGATGTTCCTAATCCGGCTACTGAAACTTCTGCAACCCAAAGACAAAAAATAGAGAAAGCCAGAATGACTACTGGGAATAAAAAAATAGGCACAGTAGAGGACCCAGTTACATTTATTGAGGAAGCAGGAGAATATACTATGGATAAAATCTATAAAATGACTCGTACTGAATTAATTAATTTTGCTGGTCTTACACCTCAAGACGCTGCAAACTATTCTACACGTACATTACAAAGCATAGCATTAGAACTAGCAGATGATAAACCCTCAGATGAAGGATCAATAGACGAAAAAGATTTCATGGATGATGACGATAATACAATTATCGAAGATGTAGAGGATATTGATTCATCAGGAGATGATATTGCTAAGATGTATGATGAAATTTATGAAATAAATGCTAATGTAGCACCAGGATCTAGATATCAAATTGAAGTAAGAAAAGATGGTAATTTCATTATATTGACACAAGACAATGGACAAGAAATAGTAGTACATCCTGAAGATGTTAGAGATTTAGTTAAAGTTATTCTTAAAATAGATAGAAGTGAAATTGACTAAACAAGATATAGTATTAGTAATAATTGCTTTATTATGTTTGTATAATATCTTTAATACAAACAGTATTAAAACTGATGTAAAGGGTTACAAAGAAAAAATTGAAGCCCTTCAAACTAAAGTAGATTCCGCACAAGCCGTTAATGAAAAAATTGACGTAAAAATTGATTCAGTAAAAGATAATGTAGTTAATATTACTAAAGAAATTCACCATATAGATAATAATATATCTATTATAAAACAACAAACAGATGAAAAAATTAATAGTGTTGATAGTTTTACTGCTAACGAGCTTGAGCAGTTTTTCACAAACAGATACGACAAAGGTTCAAATTAAAACACCTGTAGCAAAATTAGTTATTAAAGACATTCTTAAAGGAGATGGATGTGCTCAAGAATTAAAACTTACTCAAGATAAAGTTATTAAGTTAGAAGCAAGAGAAACCCAAAAAGATACTATTATTTCTTTACTAGAAAATAAAGATAAAAATAATCAATTTATTATCAACACTCAGAAAGATCAATTACAACTGTCTAAAGAACTATCAGAACAACTACATAAAGAACTTAAAGGACAAAGGAATAAAACCCTTCTATGGAAAATTGGAACATATGCTGGAATAATAACCAGTTCATATCTATTATTAAAATAACAAGTATATAATAAAACATATAAGGTCTGACCAACATCAGACCTTTTGTATATTTATATATAAATGATCATATGAGTGAACAAAATCAAAATATAAAAGATATAATTAAACAGGAATACGTTAAATGTATGACTGATCCTGCCCACTTCATGAAGAAGTATTGTATGATTCAACATCCTACAAGAGGTAGAATCCCATTTAATTTATATCCCTTTCAAGATGGTGTATTACACCAATTCCAAAAAAATAATTATAGTATAGTTTTAAAATCTAGACAGCTAGGTATCTCAACTTTAGTAGCTGGTTTTTCTTTATGGATGATGATTTTCCATAGAGATAAAAATATACTTTGTATTGCTACAAAACAGGAAACAGCTAAAAACATGGTAACTAAAGTACGATTTATGTACGATAATTTACCTTCTTGGTTAAAAGGAACCGAAAAACCCTTGGAGAACAACAAGCTCTTACTTAAATTACCAAATGGTTCTCAAGTAAAAGCAACATCAGCAGCAGGCGATGCTGGTCGATCAGAAGCCGTTTCTTTACTTATAATTGACGAGGCCGCGTTCATTGATAACATACATGAGATATTTGCTTCTGCTCAACAAACGTTAGCAACAGGTGGAGGATGTATAGCCTTATCTACACCTAATGGTACTGGAAATTGGTTCCACCAAACATGGTCTAAATCTGAATTAGGAGCAAATTCATTCGTTCCTATTAAGTTAAAATGGAATGTACATCCTGAAAGAAATCAAGGATGGAGAGATTTACAAGACCAAGATCTAGGGATTAGAATGGCAGCACAGGAATGTGATTGTGATTTTAGCACATCTGGAGATACAGTATTTGAACCTGAGTTAATTGATTGGATTGAAGCTAATTTAATGGAACCAATTGAAAAACGTAATGTTGATGGTAACTTATGGGTTTGGGAACAACCAGATTATAATAGAAGTTACTTAGTAACAGCCGACGTTGCTAGAGGGGATGGAAAAGACTATTCAGCATGTCATGTGTTTGATTTAGAAACAGCAACACAAGTAGCAGAATATAGAGGACAAATAGGAACTCGTGATTTTGGACACCTATTAGTAGGTTTAGCAGCGGAATATAACGATGCTTTATTAGCTATAGAAAACGCTAATGTAGGTTGGGATACAGTACAAACAGCAATTGATAGAGGATATAAAAATTTATATTATTCCCCTAAAACAGAAGCGTACACTTCAGATCAATGGGCTAGACGTAATGAAAACCAAGACAGTTTAGTAGCTGGTTTCACAACATCTGTAAAAACACGTCCTTTAATGATTGAAAAATTCAGAGAATATACTAAAGAAAAAGCATGTTTTATTCGTTCTAAAAGAACATTAGAAGAAATGAAAGTGTTTATTTGGAAGAATAGTAAAGCACAAGCACAAGAAGGATATAATGATGATTTAGTAATGTCTTTTAGTATGGGTCTATATTTAAGAGACACTGCTTTAAGATTTAGAAAATCAAACATAGAATTTGATAGGGCAGCAGTAGGAGCTATATCCGTAGATAAAGGAATAATGAATCCATACAATGCTCGAGGATATAATAATAATAACCCATGGAAAATTCAAATGGAACAAGGAGGTCACGAAGACATTACTTGGCTATTGGGATAAATATTTATACATATGATAGACACATCTTTATTTGGTAGATTAAAACGATTATTCTCAAACGACGTAATTATTAGAAACGTTGGTGGGAATCAAGTTAAAGTAATCGACAGTGACCACATACAATCCTCTGGGGTAGTACAAACAAATATGTACCCCGAACGATACCAGCGTATATATACTGGAGGGTTAGGTACGTATGTTGGTAATGCTCCTCACTCTAACTTTACAATATTAAGACCTCAATTATATAATGATTATGAGGTAATGGATGGTGACCCGATCATAGCATCTGTACTAGATATTGTTGCTGATGAATCTACACTTAAAAATGGTGCTGGAGAAGTATTAGCTATTAAATCACCTGATGAAAATATTCAAAGAATATTATATAATCTATTTTATGATGTACTTAATATCGAATTTAACCTTTGGGGTTGGGTTCGCTCAATGTGTAAGTATGGTGACTTTTATTTACACCTACATATCGCTGAAAAATATGGTGTATATCAAGTAATTCCTCTTAACATATATAATGTAATTAGAGAAGAAGGATTAGATCCTAAAAATCCATCTTATGTACAGTTTAGAGTTGAACCAAATGCTTCATATACTGGTGTATTAGGAGGACTTGATAAAGATGATATGGTATTCCAAAACTATGAGGTAGCTAACTTTAGATTACTAGGAGATTATAATTTCTTACCATACGGAAGATCATATATTGAACCAGCTCGTAAAATATTTAAACAATTAGCGTTAATGGAAGACGCTATGTTAATTCACCGTATATTAAGAGCACCACAACGTAGAGTTTATTATGTGGATACAGGAAATATCCCACCAAATGAGATTCCTGCTTACATGGAAAAATTAAAAGGACAAACACAACGTACTCCTTATGTTGATCCTAAA